TTACTTAAAACCATTAACTACACAGGTAAGATTTAACCCTCCTTCAAGATGGACAATGAAATAAATTATGGCATACACTAGAGATCAAGCAATCGAAACCCACAAAGATTACGCAGAAACAATTAATAATTGGGAATACTATATTCGATCTTATAATGGTGGTTATGATTATATGACAGGCCAATATCTATCGAGATATAATTTAGAATTAGATAACGAGTTCAATCAAAGACTTGCAAACACTCCATGCGATAACCATTGTAAAAACATCATTCAAATATACTCATCATTTTTATTTAGAGTTAGACCAAGTAGAGATTTTGGTTCTTTACAAGATGAAGCTAGTTTAGAATCATTCTTAAAAGATGCAGACCTAGAGGGTAACAATTTAAACGCAGTAATTAAACAAGCACAAAACTATGCTTCAATCTATGGTCAATGTTTTATGATTTTAGATAAGCCTAATGTTCAAACTAATACAGCAGCAGAAGAATTAGACCAAGACATCAGACCTTACTTATCAATCGTTACTTCTGAAAATGTTTTAGATTGGAACTATGTTAGACAACCTAATGGTAAATACGAACTAAACTATTTAAAGATTAGAGAAGAAGTTGATAGAGAGGGTGGTACTTACATGAGAGTTTGGTACTTAGATAGAATTGATACTTTGTATATGCCAGAAAGAGAAGAACCTAAATTAGTAGATAGTGTTCCTAATATGATTGGCAAAATACCAGCAGTTGTTTTATATAATTCTAAATCTCATAAGAGAGGAATTGGTCAATCAGATTTAACTGATATAGCTGATCTTCAAAAATCTATTTACAATGAATACTCTGAAATGGAACAATTAATCAGATTAACAAACCACCCATCTTTAGTTAAGACTCCAAGTGTTAATGCAAGTGCTGGTGCTGGTGCAGTTATAGAAATGCCTGATGAATTAGAACCAAACTTAAAACCTTATTTATTACAACCATCAGGTTCTAGCTTACAATCAATAATGGATTCAATTAACAACAAAGTTGAATCTATAAATAGAATTGCACACACAGGTGCTATTAGAACTACAAAGACAGGGATTAGTTCAGGTGTTGCATTACAAACAGAATTTGAATTACTTAATGCTAGACTATCTGAAAAAGCTGACAACTTACAAATTGCAGAAGAACAATTATTTAATCTATATGCTATGTTCCAAAACACTAAATTTGATGGCGAGATTAATTACCCAGATTCATTTAACATTAGAGATTACGCAACTGATCTTATGTTCTATCAACAAGCAAAAGCAATCAATGTTCAATCTCCTACATTAATGAAAGAGATAGACAAAGAAATAGCTAGAGCAGTAGTTGATGATGATGAAAAACTAAATGATATATTTAATGAGATAGATACTAATTCAGAAGTTGGAGAATTTACACAAGACGAAGTAGAACAAGAATCTGTAGCTGAAGAACAGATATAAAAAAGGCGACCATTAAGATCGCCTATTTCATTAGTTAATTAATTTTATTTACCAGATAGATGATCTTGCATTAGTATTATTATAAGCATCTAAATATTCTGAAACAGTATTTATTTCTTTATAAGGTGCATCAGAATAAATTTCTTGTTTTTCATCACTTACAGGAACAACCCATTGCCAAATTTCAGGGTTACTTTCTCCAGCAGATTTATGTGCTTCGGTAGCATCAGAATTTAATTCTAATAATCCTTTATCAATAATAGAACCAAACACACCTCTTGCAGTTTCTAATGACATATTAACTTTTTTTAAATTAATAGTATCAAAAGACACACAATCAGAACCACATTTAAAATTTAATAATTCTTGTGTGATTATTGTTTCTTTTTTAGTTAGTGTTAGCATTTTCTCTCTCCTTTGTTTATTTATCTATAAAATGTATAAAAAATTGATATAAACGTCAAATAAAAACGAGCATAGTATTTACTAGCTTTTTGGAGTATATATTAGAACATAATTAGAACAAAATGGCAGACATAATCAAAGAAGCAACTGAATACCGAATCAAGCAAATAGAACTTGCTGAAGCTAAATATTACGAAACTTTAATTAAAACATTAGACAAGATAGAAGCAGAAGTAGTTTCACTTGCTGGAAGATTACCTACAACAGATGGCAAACTAATAGAACTACAATCAGCTATTGCTATCAGGCCACAGATAAAAGCTATTCTTGAAAGAGAATATTTAGCATGGTCAGATACAGTTGTTAGAGAAGGCTTTAACAAACAAGCTAAACGAATTGAGAAAGCATTTAAACGTATTGGTAATATACCTATTGAGTTTCAAGAAATAACTAAAGGCGATAAGGCATTAATTCAAAATTTAAAACAACAATACTTCACACAGTTTAAAGATGTATCAAATACATTTACAAGAAAGCTATCAGAAAAAGTTTATCAGAATACATTAGTTGGTTCAGATTTTACAGTATTAGAAAAAGAACTTAGACAAACTATTAATGGAATATATGCTAGTTCTGATGACCCTGAAATTCAAAGATTAGTAACTTATATTAAAAGAAATCAAAATTCAGTTCAGACAATGCTACAATTCAAGCTAAAGTTGATAAGTCTGTTCAAACATTACAATCTAAATTTGCTAGAGATCGTGCTGGAGAGAACATGAAACGATATGCTGGACAGATTTTAAATGATTCTTTAAGAGATTTTGACGCAACATTAAACCTTAGCAAGTCGCAAGATGCTGGTTTAACTTATGTCAAATACTATGGAGATGTTATTCCAACAACTAGAGAAATTTGCAGAAATGTAATTAATGGAGTATATAACAAACGACAAGGTGGACTTTTTACTATTGATGAAGTCGAGAAGCTATGGACAAGTACACCATGGAAAGGTAAGAAGTCTGGTAATCCTCTTATAGTTCGTGGGGGTTATAATTGCCGACACCAATGGAGTTATGTCAATCCTGATTGGTATGACGAAGCTGGAGAACTAATAATATAAACAAATAAGGAGTCATAAATGACGCAAGAAAACGAGGTTGTTCAACCGATAACTGAACAAGAAGAAAACAATACTGAAGTAAAAACAGAAACACAAACAGCACAAGAAGTAAAAGAGATGAAATTTACTCAAGAACAACTTGATAAAGTTATCTCATCAAGACTTGAAGCTGAAAGAAGAAAATACGAAAAGAAACTTCAAGAAGAAGAAAATCAAAAAGCTGAAATTCTAAAACAAAAACAATTAGAAGAAGCTAAAACTAAACAAGACCTTGAAAAGATTATGCAAGATAGATTATCTGAAAAGGAACAAGAATTAAATAGATACAAAAACCAAATCAAAAAAGAAAAAGTTGATAATTCTATTTTATCTGTTGCTTCTTCAAACAAAGCTATTAGTCCAGCACAAGTAGTTGCTTTATTAAAAGATGAAGTAAAATATAATGATGATGGAAGAATAGAAGTAGTTGATAATAATTCTAATGTACGATATAACGCAAAAGGAGAACTTTTGACAATCGAAGATAGAGTAAAAGAGTTCTTAGATAGCAACCCACATTTCCGTCAAGGGTCGTTGTCTGGTTCAGGAAGCCAGAGTGCTATCGGTGGTAAAACTGTAAAACCCTTTAATCTACAGGACTTGGACTTAACAAAGCCAGAAGATCGTAAAGCCTATCAAGAATATAGGAAGAAACGAGATTCAGGTGCTGTTGAGATTAACTTAAACAAATAATAATAATAGGATAATATCATGGCTAACGAAAGCACAAGTTCTACACTATCGGAACTATACACAGAGATAGTAGCAGAAGCTCAATTTGTAGCATCTGAAAAATCCATTATGAGAAACTTAGTTAAAAACTATGCGATCTCTGGTGGTGGAAAAGCAGTAGAAGTTCCTGTCTATGCAGCAGTAAGTGCAGCAGCAGTAGCTGAAGCAACTGATCTAGCAAACACAGCAATCAACCCAAGTTCAGTAACTATTACAGCTTCTGAAGTTGGTGTTATGACTACTCTAACTGACCTAGCAAGAAACTCTGCACCAAGAAATGTTGCAGCAGATGTTGGTAAGTTATTTGGAGAAGCACTAGCAAGAAAACAAGATACAGATTTAACTGCATTGTTTAATGGCTTTAGTGTTGCATTAGGAGATGGTTCAGCGGCTATAACTCCAGCAGTATTATTTAATGCTCTTTCAACTTTGAAAGAAAACGCATTACCTACTGATGGCTGTCAAGTTGTACTACACCCTAAAATTGCTTATGACCTTAAATCTGGTTTTACTAATACTTTTGCTGGTTTAGATACTGAATTGTCTAACGAAGCATTAAGATCAGGACACATTGGTAAAATAGCTGGTATGAATGTATTTGAAACTTCAAATATGGCGAATACAGGAACAGCTGGAGATTACAAAGGTGCTGCGTTCCATAAAGACGCATTAGCAATCGCAATGATGCAAGATGTTAAAATCGAAACTCAAAGAGATGCTTCTCTAAGAGCAGACGAAATCGTTGCTACATCAGTATATGGTGTTGGAGAAATCCATGATTCATATGGTGTTGAGTTACATTACGATTCATCTATCCAAGCATAATAATTGCTTACTTTGTGGGGGCTAGAAATAGCCCTCGCAATTAACTAATAGGAGATAAAAATGGTAAAATTAGTATTATCAAATGAAACAATGGTTACTTTAAAAAGAGGTAACAAAACAATCACTAGAAGCGAATTAGATTATCAAACTAATAAAGCTATGTATGATTTTAGAGGTTTTAAACCTGTTCAAGATGATGTAAAAGAAAATATTAAAGAAGTAGATCAAACTTTTGAAAATGAAGCAAAAATTATACCTCTTAAAAAGAAAAGAAAAACAAGGAAAACAAAATGAATCAATGGATATGGCTTAAAGGAAAAAAGAAAGTTAAATGGATTTGGGTAAAAGCAAAAAACAATCCAATGTACTCAATACCTTTAGCTTTATTAATTGTTTATTTAATTTGGAAGTAAATTATGGCTAATTATACTGGTGCTGACGTAATAACTGCAAGTGATGTAACTAAATATCAACCAGACGCATTTGATTTTGGTGTAGCATCAGATTCAACAGAAGCAGTTAATTTCTTTGCACAAACTACTAACGATATATTCAGACAATTAAGAGTAGAGTGGTGGCCAGTATATAAGACTAACATATTCACAGACATCACAGTTTTAAATACTGCTGAAATGGTAAATACAAAAGTTAATTTAGATCAGTTTGAACGTGCTGGTGTTTATCTATTTTTAGGAAGATTCTTTTTACCAGCATTAACTAAATTCAGACCAGAAACAGAAAAAGATAGATTTGAAAGAATGGCAGAATATTACATGAGTCAATACAACATGGAATGGAGAATGATCTTAGAAGATGGTGTTGAGTATGATGTT